ATTAAGATACTTCTTCAGTAACTTAGGATCTTTCTGTAACTCCCCATTAGTTTCCTTCAGCCACATTTCCCACACATTAAATGGTATAGAAGCAACTCTCATGCCATGCTGCTGCTTGCCAAAGGTAAGTGGGGAACCATAGGCATTCATGTCATCTCTAGTTTCATCGACAATTCCTTGTATGTCCTGTACTGTATTAACTGTAACAGTACCATCAGGCTCATCACTAATGTAGGTTGGCCTAACAGGCTCATACTTTACTTCTTTTTCAAAGCTCATGTCGGCATAGACCCCCTGTTTGACATTAGTTTCTTTGCATCGCCCAAAACCTTTTCTTGATGCTTTTCGTGATGTAAGCCAGAATTAAACTCTTCTCTCTCCACCTCTTTCTTCTTCTTAGCTTTTGACGATTTCAACTGCTTCTTGGTATGCATAAAGTCTTTCTCTCTGTACCATAGGGTAAGTATCCATTTCTCCCCTTCCATAGGTGGTGTACCCATGTGAAGAGATAATGGATGAGGTTCCTTGTCTACATCTAAGTTTCCAAACACTAATAACCTTCCCTGCATTCCCTGTATAGCTAAACCAAGTTCTGGGAAGACTGTTCCTGCATCAGTGTTGTTTAAATATACAATAGCCGTTGCCACGCGATTACCAGACTCCTCTAGTTTAAAAGATTCTGGCGCATCTTCGTGGCTCGGCATTGCATCCCAATGAGGATCATACTTCTCACCAGGAAGGTACTGCTGTATGTTCATGGGTTCGGAGCGAGTTAGAGGAAGTTTTACCAATGCTGAAACCTCATTAAAGATTTCATCAAGGACATCATCTTCCCCTACATCAACGCCAATCCCACTACTTGTACGTTTTTCATCAGCCAATTCCTTGCCGTGGACGTTTACAAAATGGCTTGCTGTGCCTCTGTCTTTAGCAAGGTCAATGACGTACTGACAGTAATCTACCGGCAGTACGTCATCTTTGACTATAATAGAAGGTATACTATTGTATACAAACAATATTATGCATCCTTCACACTAACTATGGCACCTGAAGAACGACCATTCTTAGCCTCGATACCCCACTCTGCAAGCATCATCTGCTTAACATTGTCGCCGGTCTTGGCAAGATTTACGGTCTGGAAAGGTCTTAGGTAATTAATTGCCCAGTAGTCCCAGTCCATTACATAAACTATGTTGGCTTCACAGAACCTATTTGGCACAAACTTAAACGTACCAAAGTCAGTTACGATTACATCAACTGCATTGATAGCATGTGCTTGTTTGTCACCCTTAGTCTGAGTTCTTATCTCAGCAAGAGAAGCGCCAGCTAGTGTTGACAGTTTAGTCTTGAGGGCAGGTTTACAGAACATAGTGTCTGGAGCGCCACCAGCTTCGTAACATCGCTGAACACAGAGGTTTATCATTGCCATAGTAAGCACAACAGTTGGAGTCGTTGCTGTACCAATGGCTGAACCATTAGCACCAACAGAACTTGATACGTTCACGATACCAACAACAGTTGAAGCGCCACCATTAATTAGGCTTGACGTTCCAGCTGTTTTCCAGCCAAGATAAGACTGAATACCTGCTGACTTACGAGCAGCACTCGTACTGCCAGCTACTTTCAAGTTAGCGGAACAGACCATAAATTCCATGTCCCTCTTGATTTCCTTAGCCCTCTTAGCCATTTGGTAGGCTTGCGAACTGCGTCTACCAGCAAAGTCTACCGCTTCCGCAGTACCCGTGGTTGCCACGGTTTTGTAACTTATGTTGGTATAGTTGCTTAAACGAACTGTCTCTGTAACAGCCAGTGCGTCCGGCACATCACCTTCAAGCTGGAAGTTCTGTGCAGCATCTGCCAACGCATCTGTTTGCCATTCAAACAGAGTGTTGTCAGCTGTTCCACGCCCCATACTAGATACTGCTGGAGTATCCATAGGTGATATGTTGTAGATTATATTGCTCAAATCTTCCCTGATGCCTATGGCACTAAAGGTTGATCGAGAATTCGTTAGCATTGTCATAATAATTTCCTCATATTAGATTTCGACAAAATCTTCGAACAGACTTACCGCATCGTCAACGCGTCCTGTCTGCTGTAGACGTTTCATTTGTTTAGTACGCACAACTTTGTTTGCATCAGCTTTCTCTTTCTTCGCTGAACTCCTAACTACTTTAGGTTTGTTCTTTACTTTCTTGGCTCTAGCTTTTAACTGTTTGCCTTGCATGTCAGAGAATGCCTTAGCTTCCATTAGAACGAGTATAGATCGATGGTCTACAAGCTGGTTTAGTTCTTCCTGAGAGTAACCCCTGGATAAAGCAAACTCGCCTACAGATTTAGCAATAGCTCTTTGAGTGTTAGGTTCAGCCCATTCTGGCAATATACTCACCATCTTGGCATGCTCTTCCTGTAACAATCTTTGATGCTGTGATTGCACTTCCCTATTCTGTTGTTCGTATGCATGCTGTTGCTTACCTTGAAGATCACGGATTTTATCCTGAACCTCACGATACTCATCTCGTTTGGTTAGATATTCTTCCCTGTCTTCTACCTTGAGTCTTTCCCAATCAGTATTTTCAAACTGTGTTGCAATACTGTAGTTGGACTCAATAGCTTGTGACATAGCATTAACGTACTCTTGACGCGCTGCTTGAGTCTGAGCAACTTCATTCTGGAGATATTGCGCTCCACCATCTAGTTGCTTTCGATATTCTGCCAGCTCCTGCGTCTTTTTTGTATAATCCGATTGTCTGGAATAACCTCTAACGAGTTCGTCTTCTGTGACCTCTACATCTTCTCCGTTTACTTTTACAGTATAGAGAGTGGTTTCTTCGACCTCCTCATCTTCAGCTTCCTCATCCTCGGATTCTTCAGTCTCATCATCAACATCATCGCTTGCTTCTTCTTCGGTTTCTTCAGATTCTTCAGATTCTTCAAGCTCCTCTGTTTCAGGTTCTTCTGGAACGTCCTCAGCTACTTCTTCAGACGGTTTAGCTTCCTCTTTCTCTGGGTTCTCCTGAGAGTCCAATAGTCCAAGTAATGCTTCCTGCGCTGCGACTATGCTTCCTGGGTCTTGCGCTAACTCACCAACAATTTGTGGGTCTGTCCGATTGTCCACCATAATAATAATCTCCTAAATATAAGGGTGTTGCTCTTCAAGAATTTTAGCCATGTGTCCCGTTTCCACGATTGACGTTATATGGCCTCGTATCTTTTCTAGCAGCCTTACGGCTAACCAGATAGATTCTCTTTGGTCAATATTATGAGAACCACTCTGTTCCCACTGACCTAATAATTCTATCCTTAATGTTTCAAATGCTTCCGTTAAAAGTTCATTTTTGAGAAGGTTTTTAGCCTGTAACTCTCTTTCTTCTATATCCATAGTTATCCTATTGCTACTGCCCTCCCCTGTTCGGCTTCTAATTTAAGTTCAGCTACTTTTAACTGCGTATCAACGGAATCTTTTGCTGCTTCCTGTTGAAGTTTCTGTTGTTTAAGTTGAATATCAGCAGCTTTGATTTCAAGTTCTTTATGTTTCAATTGCATCTCTGCCTGTTCTAGTTGTTCTTTAGGATCAGGCTGTGGGGGAACTGTATCTGGGTTAGTTAAGAAATCATCTACATTCTGGAAGCCCATGTTCCTTACAAGCGCTGCCCCCATGTTGTACATATTCTTTTCGTTGATTATCTTTAACCCACCTCTCATGGCATCTCCGGCAAACGAAAGCATTGTCGTGAGGTGCATAAGCTGTTGATCTCTATTCCCATTTCCTATACCGACTGATACACTACAATCATACTCCTCTCTCCACATGTCAGGTTTGACAGGAACCCACTTATTCCTAAGCATGACAACTCTTTCCTTGTCCTGATTCTTGAGTACCAATTCGTAGATGTTCTTCATCAACTCCTTAACGCCAGTCTCCGCGAAAGATCTAGCAATAAGTTCAACTCTAGACTGAGCTGCGGTCATGGTTGCATTAACAGCAGTGGCTGTTGTGTGTGATGTTAAGGCGTTATCATTTAATCCCTGGCTATACTTGTTTACGCCACTCCTAGATTCTCTAAGTTGGTCAAGGTAGCCAAGCATCTCAAAGGATGACTGTTCTAACTGTGGGGTCGCCAAAGGCATGATTGCGTTAGGTGACTTCACTCTTACTACGCCCCCTGGTCTTTGTGTCAAAAGGTCATCTAAGTTTGCCTGACCTTCAAGGACTGCGTACCTGCCGAAGTTCTGGCTGTACATGTTGTCCATGAGGTTTCTCATCAGAGTGCTCTTAATCAACTGAATGTCCATGATAAGATCAGCAATGGATAAACCAAAGAACTTGTGTGGAATCTTTATAGGCGTTATGCTTACGAAAGGAATCCTATCTATAGGCTCGTTGGCTAAAACTTTATCACCAACGGAACATACCTTCCTGAGTTCAGCAATACCATCTCCATCATAATCCGTTCTTATAAAACTTTCATGTAACCAGAAGGTTCTTAAAGCCTCTTCCGGTTCTGAGTCTCCAAAACCCTGATACTTAGCAGAACTATCGTAAGCATACCTGCTCAACCTTTCTGCTGAATACTCGATCATGTCATCACCACCACCAAGCTCGTCAACATCAAAGTCATAACCCATTTCCCTAAGCTCGGAAACTGTCTTCATAACTCTCTGACAAACAAAGTTAGCGTCCTCAATAGACTTGGATTCTCTCGCTATTAAGAATTCATCAGGTGTAACATTCTCAATCTTAACCCTACCCTTACCAGCTCTCCTAGAGATAACCACATCATGGTAGGTTCCACCATTCTCTTCATAGGCAGTATGCTCAAGAACTTCTACATCATCGTCTTCAAGGAGAACAGTGAACTCCATCTCCTCAAGATTATTGTACTCTTCCCTGTTCCACTCCTCTGTCTCGTCCCACCAGCATTTTACAATACCGTTCTTCTGTAGAAGCGCATCAGTAAACCAAGTATATAGGATTTCCCATCCTGGGTTATCCCTAGCGAAGATATAATTAACATAATCTGTAGCCTGTTCAGCAGTCTCTACATCCTCTGGCCCAATAGGGTTGAACTTGACCATCTCATCACCAGAGGCAAACACTCTCATTAAAGAGGGTTTTATCCATTCTATTGTGTCCATGACGCTAGAGTCTACATACTGGCTTCTCCCATCAACCTCGTTACCAAAAGGAAGCGCATAGTAATAATCCATAGCCTCTGTCCTCTGCCTGGATATAACATCGCTATATCCCAAAGCATCGGTTATTTCACCCTGGATTCTTGATAGTAGTTCTTCTTCAGTTATTTTAGATGATGCCATAATTCTTATACTTTATTTCCTTTGTCCATTCTGGATCACTTCCCGAAATTGAGAATCTCCTAGATAATACTGCGTAGCGTGTTGCGCTCATAAGGTCATCCTTGAATGGAATCACTTTCCCGTCTTTCCTATGATACATTCTAAACTCTTCAAACCAGTCAGCAAGAGTAGAGAACACATGGAATTTACCGCTCTCCATGTACTGGAGCATATCCATAAGCCCCTCTTCTACTGAGTTTCCACCTTTCTTCTCGCCCAATGCTGGTGGATTAGTAAAGTGGTCTAACAACATGTTACATCCTAGTGTTCTATACTGTTCGGCTAGACCAGGATTACCCATAGAATCTCGTCTATTGCCGTCATGGGGCCAAGCAATGGGGATAAAGCTGGGCCTATTGCATATAACTTGTGCATGAACTGCTGGGGTAGCTTTAGACTGCCTATAACAGTCATATATGTATATCTCGTCTTCATCCTTATCCCACGCTGCCCACACCACTGCTGTAGGATGGTCAAACCCAAAGTCAATACCAGCTATTCTGGGCCAATGATCCGGTAAAGCTCTTGGATCAACGATTAGTTTCTCATCAGGTATTGGGAAGACAAGGCCAGATCCAATGGATGGTCTGCCATATCTCCTCATTTCTCTCTCATGTGGTGAATAAGAGGACAGTATCTGGTGCATTACTGACTCGTTTAAATGCCCCTTGCTGCCTTTAAATGTTTCTACCTTCT